TACATAAGCTCTTCAGGAGAATTTTTATTTAAAAAAGATGATAACAATCAAATATCATTTGGTAACAGTGCATTTGTATTAAAAGTTTCTGATGCTGCTACAATATCTGGATCTAATATTAATTTAGTAACACCTAATTTCTTTTTAGGAAACGCAAGTCAATTCATATCAGGTTCAAATGGAAATTTACGAATCTCAGCATCTAATTTCTTTTTAGGAAACGCAAGTCAATTTATATCAGGTTCAGGCGGAAATTTACAAATTTCATCATCTAACTTCTTTTTAGGAAATACTGCTGGCGCATTTATATCAGGTTCAGGCAATAACTTACGAATCTCAGCATCTAATTTCTTTTTAGGAAATATTGGTGGTGCTTTTATATCAGGTTCGAATAGCAATTTGCAAATTTCATCATCTAACTTCTTTTTAGGAAATATTGGTGGTGCTTTTATATCAGGCTCGAATAGCAATTTACAAATTTCAGCATCTAATTTCTTTATTGGTAATAACAATACATTTATAAGCTCGTCAAATAACAAATTAGAAATTTTAAATTATGATGGAGTTAAAACTAAATTTCGTTTAGATACTGTAGGTAATGTAACAGCTTCGGCATTTATTGCATGGTCAGGCTCTTCAGATACAACTTCGCAAGTTATGATGAATACTGCGATAGGATTAACTGACGGTAAAAATATCGGTCGTGCTTTATATCTTCAAACAACTCCTATCGATGTCAATTTCGGATCAAATGGTATACCAATGCATACGGATAATATTCAAGAGTTGCAACTGGCATATAGCCAAGCTAACTGTAGAACAGCAATTAATTCAGCTTCATTAACTCAACCTTTATCTAATCGATATCTAAGTTATGAACCCATTATACCTGATTTGTCTTATTATTCATTGCCATTTGAAAATACAATTACTGTATTTGGTAATATACTTGTAGAGAAAGATTCAGCGTCAATACCTGCAAGTGATGACGCTGCTTTAGTGTTAGCATTACGATTTACAGTATGGAGACCTGTTACTAGTTCTTACACTTATTTTGGGCTATCTGGAAATGAAGATCCAGCTGCTACGGATGTTGGTTATGTAGCAGGGGTATCAGGCTCGATTGCATATGCGCCAGTACCTGGAGCTATTTTAAGTGTTCCGACAACTGCTACTCTTCCGGCTACCGTTGCTGTTACCGCTGGTGCTAAATCAGTATCAACTCCGTTTAAAGCAACAATTACTATACCGACTGGATCGCAAGATACGATTAATGTTGTTAATTTAGATTATGCGTTTTTTAAAACGTTTAAATCAGCTGGAAATACTGGAAATGGATTTCAATTCAAAGCAAAGTTTGCAAACTTTGCAGTTATGTCTAGTAGAACTTTAGCTGCATCAGCATCTTCTGGAATAGGAGATTTTCGACTAAATAATTATAACCCTGGAGACGACATGGCTTAATAGTTTAAATCGCATTTAATTTTTATCAAGATATTTATTACAAAGAAGTAAATAATGGCAATACAAAATTTAGCAAATCAACAGATATCAGCTTCATTTATAAATTTGATGCAGGTATCATCATCTGGTCAATTATATGATGGTACTGGATCTTTAATAACACGCGTTACAGTAAATTCATTTACAGGCTCGTTATCTGGTTCAGCGACAAATGCTGTGACAGCATCTTTTGCCCAAATAACATCTAATATAAATCCATTAAATCAAAATGTAGTTATTACTGGTTCTTTAGCTAATGGATTAACTGTAACTGCAACTGGAGTATATTCTCACGCAGAAGGATCGGCTACTCAAGCAATTGGATTTGGATCTCACGCTGAAGGTCAAGCTACTCAAGCAAGCGGTGATTATTCTCACACTGAAGGAAGATTTGCAACAGCAAGTGGTGAGTATTCTCACGCTGAAGGAAGATTGACAATAGCAAGTGGTCAATATTCTCACGCTGAAGGTTTTAGTACTGTCGCTAGTGGTTTATATTCTCATGCTGAAGGACTCAGCACTAATGCTGTTGGTTTATATTCGCATGCTGAAGGCCAGTCTACTCAAGCAAGCGGTTCATATTCTCATGCCGAAGGTCAAGCTACTCAAGCAGTAGGAATGTATTCTCATGCCGAAGGATTGCAAACTATCGCTAGCGGCACATATTCTCATGCTGAAGGAAATAATACAATAACAAGTGCCAGTTATCAACACGCTCAAGGAGCATTCAACATAGCATCGTCACAAGAAGCAGCATTTATATTAGGAAATGGAACTTCCAATGCTAACAGAAGTAATTTAATATTTGCTTCAGGAAATCAAGTACAAATTACCGGTTCATTAAGGGTATTAGGAAGTATAACTGGTTCATTGCAAGGAACTTCAACATTAATTCCAATAGCATCAAGCAGTATATCAGCTGGATCAATATTTTTTGATACAGTAGAAAATAAATTGTATATACACAACGGTACCTCTTGGAAAACAGCATCATTAGGATAAAATTTATAAAAATGATTAAAAACATAATAGCATTATATCCAGGTAGATTTCAGCCATTTGGAAAACATCACGCAGAAGCATTCAAATGGTTAAAATCTCAATTTGGCGCTCAAAATTGTTACATAGTAACTTCGAATGTCGTAGACCCGATTAAATCGCCCTTTTCTTTCAAAGAAAAATACGACATAATAAGTAATTACGGTTTTAATGATAGGCTTGTACAGGTAAAGAATCCATATAAAGCGGAGGAGATTACAGCACAACTTAAACCTGAAGATACTGCGTTAGTATTTTTAGTAGGTGCAAAAGATATGAAAGAAGATCCTAGATTTAAAATAGGAACTAAAAAAGATGGAAGTGATTCATATTTTCAAGAATACAGTAAACATAAAGCAAATTTACAAGGGTTTGATAAACATGGGTATTTAGTAGTAGCACCTCACGTTTCAATAAAAGTTCCAGGATATGGAGAAATGTCAGGAACTAGTTTACGAAAAGCCTTAGGAGATAAATCAGTTCCAAGATCTCAAAAAATTAAATTATTCAAAGCAGCGTTTGGTTGGTATACTGAAAAAACTGCTAAAATGATATTTGATAAATTAGAAAACATAAATGAATCTAAATCTTCATTTATTGCAGAAATTATGAAAAAAAAGAATTTAAAAAGTAAAGTATCAGAAAATCAAACTTCAATCTTTACTAAAAAATGGTGGAGTGAATCGTTAGATTTAACAAAATTATTAACTCAAGAAAATATTCAAGAGTCACTACTTAAAGAAGGTGGCGCTGGAGGTCATATGGCTCATCCATTTAATATTGACGGAGTAAAATCAGGAAAAGATTTAGTTAAAGTTTTTGCACAATCTGTTGATTATTTAAAGAAAGGACCTGCGTCAGTTAAAATTGATGGAGTAAATGCTTCAATTCGTTTAATTACATTAGATGGTAAAAAAGTGTTTGTAATGGATAGAGGTTCTAATAAACCTTTAGACGTAAAAGGTATTACCAAAGCAGAATTAGAAGATCGATTTGGAGCTGGACATGGAATGATTAAAGTAGGTGGTACTGTATTAGATATTTTCAATGATTCTTTATCAGCAATTACTCCAGCTCTTAAAAAATTAGGTCTTTGGGATAACCCAAATATCATGTTTAACTTGGAATATGTAGCTGGATCGACTAATGTATTGTCTTATAATAAAAATTTCTTAGCAGTTCATGGATTATTAGAAATTGAACAAGTAACTCCTAAAAGAAGAGCTACTAAAGAAATTAAATATTCCAAACCAGCTTTACAAGATTTACTAAATAATTTAGTTCCAGTAGCCTCTAAAAACGGATATGAAGTTTTAGGTTCTATTCCAACTACATTAGATGGAGAGCCAGACTTAACAGGAGCGTTAAATAAAAAATATACAGTTAATTACGGAGACAAAAAAGAAACTAAAACTCTTTCTCAATGGTTAGCTCAAGCAACTATTCCAGAGAATGAAATTAAGACTGTTGACGGTAAGAAAATTTCTGCATTGTCAAAAGATGTATTAATTAAAATTTCAGAAGGAACTCCATTGTCTGAATATATTGAAGATCCTAAAGATTATAAATCTGCAGTTGATGGATATGTAATTTATATGGCTACTATGAAATTAGGAGATGCTGTATTAGAAAAATTAAATTCTCCATTAGGACCTGTATCTGAACATGAAGGTATTGTAATTCGTGATCCGAAAATTTCTAAAAAGCCATTTAAAATTACCGGAAAATTTATTTTGGGTGGATTAGCGACATCTTTTAGAAAGTAAAATAATTATTATAAATAAATACACAATAATGAGTACTAAGTTACGTAATATAGACGCTATTAAGAAAATGCTTGATGGAACTCACAAAACTCAAACTAAACAATCGATTGGGTTTGCTGATACTAAAACTGTTCAAGAAAAACATAACACAGGCGATGTTTGGGTTGATAGTGATGGTATTGAATGGGAACAACGAGAAGGATTTAAAATTAAGAAAGGTAAAATGGATGAAATTCGTTCACTTATCGAAGCTTCAAGAATGCCTTCACATTGTCCTAAATGTAGCGAGCCTATGAGTAATCCTAGGTTAGATGTAAAGTTTTGGAAATTAGAAGGTCATTGCTTTGAGTGTCAAGTTTCTTTTGAGCATAATTTACGTATCGAAGGAAAATTTGAAGAGTATGAAAAAGAAAGAATATTGAAAAATGCAGAAGCTTGGTTAAAGGATGCTGAACAAGAAGCTATTGAATTAGCAGCTGCGTTTAAAAATCCATTAGCATTTGTTAATGCCGACGGTACTACTGAACATTGGCAAGGTGGTATGACAGGAGATGAAATTGCTGAAAAAATTGAAGAAGAATTTAAACAGTTCAAAGAAAACTTTATTAATAAATTAAAAAACCCTAATATAGAAGATAATGTTTCAATCACTTAGTCCAATTATAGTTGCATTTTTAACTGGTGTCGCAGGGCCTATATTAATAATGTTAGTTAAAAGTTATTTAGATAGAAAAAAGAAACCTGCTGATATGGTTGAAAAAACTTTAGAAGTTTCAAAATTAATAACTGATAAAATAGATCATATCAAAGATGAATTTAAAGCTGATCGAGTTTGGATTGCTCAATTTCATAATGGAGGTCATTTTTATCCAACCGGAAGATCAATTGCTAAATTTTCTATATTTTACGAGACGGTAAATGCTGGAATAAGTTCTATTCAATCTAATTTTCAAAATATTCCAGTTAATTTATTTTCTAAGTCAATTAACGAGTTATTAGAAAATGATATAATTGAAATATCTGATTTTAAAGATGAAAAAATACCTACCTTTGGATTGAAATATATTGCCGAAGAGCATAACTGCAAATCAGGTTACTTTTTTTCTATTAAAACAATAGACGGTAAGTTTATTGGATATTTAGGTATAGGTTACACTAAAAGAAAACATACATTAGATGCAGAATCTATAAATCATATTTCAAATCACGCAGCAGCGATGAGCGGCGTATTAATGACGCATTTAAATCAATAATAAGATGACACCAAATATTTCAAAAGAATTAAAAAAAGCAACAGAAGTATTGCAAGCTAAAATGTTTGCAATGCAAGAAGAAGAAACTAAAATGCTTGCTCTTAAAACTGCGTTTGTCAATGCAACAGATCCAGTTAAAAGAGAAAAGGCAAAACCTGCACTAATTGCTCAAGCAAAAAAATTAAAACAAGCAGAAGCCGAAGCGGATGCAGCGGATAAAGCATTTCATAAAATTTTATCTAACGAACCAGAAGAAATTTATGATTTATTAGATCATAAAATTCAAGAGCATATTGTTAGAATGGCAGTTCGCAAAATTGTAAAAGAATCTGTAAATTTACGTGAAAGTGAAGAGGTTTCGTTAAAAGATGAAGTTGAAACATTTTTTAATTCAAATAAAAAGAAATTAAAGGCGTTAGCTGATGATGATGATTGGGATGAGTTTTATGAATTAGGATTTGAAAAATTTCCAGATATCGATCAAGATGACATAGCACAGGCTATGAATAATGCAGTATTAGCTGCTGGTTGGTATGAAAATGAAATTGAAGAATATACTGAAAAAGAGTTGGAAGATATGTCATTTGGAAGTAAAGCTCAACAAAAAGGAATTAATATGGGCGACTATGATAAAAAAATGAAACAGCCTAAAACATCTCCGACTGAACTTTATATTGAGTCAAAAAAAAACGATATTGAGCCGTTAATCGAAGCTGAATATAGAGGTAGAAAGGTTAAGTTAGGCAAACCATTTTACACTCCGGGAGGCCCTAGAAAGCGTGCTGTTTATGTTAAAAATGACAAAGGAAATGTTGTAAAAGTAGGATTTGGCGAACCTGGAATGAAAATTAAAAAAGGTAATCCAGCTCGAAGGAAGTCATTTAGAGCTAGACATAAATGTGATACTAATCCAGGTCCAAGATGGAAGGCTAGATATTGGAGTTGCAGAATGTGGTAAAATAAAATAAAATAAAATGAAACAAGAATTAATAAAAGAGTCGGTTAGATTACAAAAATTGGCAGGTATTTTAAAAGAAGCTAAATCTAAAGAAGAATTAGCAGCTGAACTAAATAAAGCATTTAAGGCAGGCCCTGCAGCTACTAGAGCATTTTTAGATACTCCTGAAGGTAAATCTGACGTGGTACGTAAAGATATTTTACTTAATCCACAAACAGACGGATCAGTTACAGACGATACTGTTGCTGTAACCACAGCAGATGGAATGGCAATGGATTTCAAACCAACTCAAAGTGAAATTGATTTGATGAAATCAGTATCATATCCATTAGGATCAGCTAAAACTCTTACAGATGCTATCTCTTCCGGACCAACAGCTAAAGGAGTTGTAACTTCTGGAGATTTAATTATTGACGGGCACCATCGATGGTCAGGTGCTATTTCAATTGGAGGCTATAAGGCTAAAATTTCAGGAACTAATGTTAAATGGCCTGGAAAGGACACTAATGAAAAACTAGCAGCTGCACAAATTGCGATTGCTGCTGATTTAGGGCCTGGTAAAGATATACCATCTCAATCTGAAGGGTTTAAAACTAACATTATGGGCAAAGGATCTGTAGATATAGCTAAAATGATTATGTCTAATATTAATAAGCAAACAGATGCCGGAGCTCCCGGAGCTTTACTTAATGATCAAATGATGGAAGATTTAACTGCAGGAGATAATAAAGATATTAATATTGTATTAAAATGGCTAGGCGCATTAGCGGATAGAGTAAAAGATAAAGTAGGACCTGGTAAACCTAGCTCTGATGGTGCTATATATCAATTAAGACTTGCAATTGCACAAAAAGTAGGAGAAAATTTAAGCAATTTGCCTAATAATCCAGATGCGCCAGCACGTAAAGATATGCCTCAATTCGATCCAAAAGTAGGCGGCCCTGAATTAAATGCTGTTAAAGATAAATTAAGTGGAAACGATCAAGGAGATATTAATGTAGGCCCTCCGTTTGCAACTAAAGAATCAGTAAATAAAAAATTAGAATCTATGCTTAAAGAATCTATTTTAAAAATAAAATAAGATGATTAAATTAAAACACATATTAAAAGAAGTTGAAGAGGAAGCTCCAAAGTGTCCAGTAGCTACTCAAAATGTAGAAGTCAATTTAAAGCATAGACAAATTGCTATTGACAAATATGGCTATGGCCCATTAAACCCTAACAATCCAAATATTAAATTTTGGAAAGAAAAGGCAAGTATATGGAAATTAGATCCAAATACACAAATGGATGAAGTTAAATCTGCTAGATGCAATTCATGTGCTGCATTTAATATTACAACAAGAATATTAGATTGCATTGCTAAAGGATTAGGAGCTAGCTCGGAAGAAATAGATGCAAAAGATACTTTTCAACCTAGAATGGAAGGAGAAGATGTTTCAACTCCTGAAGAAACAGACGATACTCAAGGCGCAACTCAAGATGCTTGGGATGTAATAGAAGCTGGAAAGTTAGGATATTGTACAATGTATAAATTCAAATGTGCTGGTTCAAGAACATGTAATGCTTGGGTAACTGGCGGACCTATAAAAGATAAATAATATGCCTTTAATTAAACCAGTTTTAGAACTTCAAATATTAGCAGCGTTTCAAAAAATGTCAGCTTCAAAATCAGATATGGCAACTGCTCAACGAGAGCTTGCTAAAGAATTGGCAACTGCTATTGATGCTTACATTAAATCAGCAACTATTATAACACCTCCAGGACAAGCCGTTGCAGGAAGTGTAACATCAACCCCTGCACCTCCCGCTTTAATTTCTTAAGTAATTACTAGCCTTATATTTATTATAAATAAAAAGGTAGTAATTATGCTTTCATTAATCAAAAAAAATTTCAATTACTTGATAATATTGGCTCTAGTAGTCATTATTGTCATGCAACGTTCATGCTCAACTACTTCTAATAAAGGTAAAGAAGTTATTAAAATTGATGGTAAAAAATATGAAGTTATCAAAAAAGAAATTGATACAACGTATATTCCAGTAACTCATAATGTTTATAAAACAGGTAAAGACATTTATCATGATGTTCCTATTTATATTGACGTTCCAGCAAATGTAGACACAAATGCAATTCTTAAAGATTATTATGCTGTTAATGTTTATAAAGATACTTTAAAATTAAAAGATAGTTTAGGATATATCGCAGTCACTGATTCTATTTCTAGAAATATATTATTAGGAAGAACATGGGACGCAAAAGTTAATAAAGTTACAATTGACAATAAAATTTATTTAAAAGAATTACCTAAAAACCAAGTATACGTTGGAGGCTCATTAGGTATGCAACGCCCTTCATATTTAACAGTAGGTGGTAATTTGTTATTGAAAACTAAAAACGATCGTATATATGGAATTGGCGTAGGTGTTAATTCTGAATTAAATACATACTTTCAAGGCACAATGCTTTGGAAAATTTCACTTAAAAAATAAGTTATGAGTCAATCCTTAAAGGATATTATAAGAGAAGAATACAAGAAATGTGCAACTGATCCTGTGCATTTCATGAAAAAGTATTGTCAGATTCAACACCCACAAAAAGGTAAAATTCCTTTTCATCTGTATCCATTTCAAGAAGATGCCTTAAGAGGCTTACGAGACAATGATTATAACATCATATTAAAATCTAGGCAATTAGGTATATCAACATTATCTGCAGGCTATGCACTTTGGTTAATGACATTTTTTAGTGATAAAAATATATTAGTAATTGCAACTAAACAAGAAGTAGCGAAGAACTTAGTATTGAAGGTAAAAGTTATGTATGAAAATTTACCTTCTTGGCTGAGATTACCAGCAATGGAAGATAATAAATTGTCTTTACGTTTAAATAATGGTTCTCAAATTAAAGCAACTTCTTCATCAGGAGACTCTGGACGTTCAGAAGCATTGTCTTTATTGATTATAGATGAGGCTGCTTTTATTTCAAATGTAGAAGAAATTTGGATATCAGCACAACAAACTCTAGCAACAGGAGGTGGAGCTATTATATTATCAACACCTAATGGCACTGGTAACTTTTTTCATAAAACATGGGTAGGAGCTGAAGAAGGTCGAAATAGATTTAATACAATTAGATTGCATTGGTCAGTACATCCTGATAGAAATCAATCGTGGCGTGATAAACAAGATGAATTATTAGGACCTAAAGGAGCTGCTCAAGAATGTGATTGCGATTTTATTTCATCAGGTCATACAGTAATTGAAGGAGCTTTATTACAATGGTATAATCAAACTACCGTTCAAGATCCAATTGAAAAAAGAGGTGTAGACGGAAATTTATGGATTTGGGAACAACCAGATTACACAAGAGATTATATTATAGTAGCTGACGTTGCTCGTGGAGACGGAGCTGATTATTCAGCATTTCACGTAATTGATGTAGAATCAATAACTCAAGTTGCAGAATACAAAGGACAAATACATACCAAAGACTATGGCAATCTCTTAGTAAATATAGCAACTGAATATAATGATGCGTTATTAGTAATTGAAAATGCTAATGTAGGCTGGGCTTCAATTCAAGTAGCAATAGATAGAAATTATAAAAATTTATATTATTCTCCTAAAGACGGTCAAATATCAGATGTATCTCAACAATTATCTAGATATGTTGATTTAAAAGACACGTCACAAATGACACCAGGATTTACAACTTCATCTCGCACTCGTCCTTTAGTTATTTCTAAATTAGACACTTACATGAGAGAAAGAATTCCGGTAATTCGAAGTCGTCGATTAATGGAAGAATTGTTTGTATTTATATGGAATGGATCAAGACCTGAAGCACAACATGGTTATAATGATGACCTTGTATTGGCTTTTTGTATTGGATTATGGATTAGAGATACTGCATTGAAACTTCGTCAGCAAGGTATGGACTTAAATAGAAAAACTTTAGACTATTTTGGTAAAGGAGCTGGAGCTTATAATGCAGCAGGCAATATGAAGCAGGCAGGCTGGTCTATGGAAACCGGTCATCGAGGTCAGGACGAAGATTTAACTTGGTTATTATAAATTTTGATATTTATTTAAAATAATTTAAACTAATACTATGGCAGACAAATCATTATTTGGGCGT